TTGTATGCATGCCCCCCCCGTTCGTGCGGATGCGTTCGGGTGCGCGCGCGCTGGCGTCCATATAATATATTATCCCCACCAGAAACATTTCTCAGCAATTTTTACGGATCAGGAGTAATGGCCCGTGTTGTTTCAACTGATGTGCCGAATCGATACCCCCATAACAAAACACCCCCCGATAAACGGAGGGTATTTCTTGTCGCTGTAATACGCGAAGCATGCGAAAAATTTGAGCAAATTAGGGGCCCTTTGAAACTTTCTACTGTCTTGTTGTGTTCTGAGTTTCTTCTTTAGTCGTTTTGAATCCACTTACGCTGTTGCTGTGGATTAATAACTTTGTGACCCATAAGTCGTAAGACGGTGGAAAGGTACAAGAAAAAAATGATAAAGTCAATAGTAGTAAATACCCAATCAGTACATAATTTTAAATCCTACGTGTAAGTAGTTTAACTCTCTGTTGATTTGTAGTATGCTTGCTGATGCGTAAAGACGCTTATACAAACGAAGGTCTGCACCAACACGACCAATGATTAGACCCGGATCAAGATTCAGTTTATAAGCAGGCCCACCATATATTATTAATTGATGGATAACATACTCATACTGTAAGAAAGAATAGGTTGCTCCGTGATGACCTTGGCCCATTGCTAGAACACCAATAAACATATTATCATATCCTAACTCCGCAACAACTCCCGTAGCGTGAAGACAAGCAACATAACCAAGTCCTACAGACTTAGGAGCATTGTGTTTAATATGTTTAATCTTATGATAAGGACTGCACTCTTGACCCTTACCCAAGGTCGTCAGCAATATCAGTATCAATAGAATCTTTATCTTCATTAAGCAAAGTCCTCGTATGTAATCCAAACATCTTTGCCGTCAAGCAGTTCGTTGGCTACCTTGGGATACATGTGTTGGTATGCATATGTGCTTTTGCCTATGAAGCCTTTCATGTCTGATGAGTTACCTACTAACAAGCAACCCGCTGTATGCTCATCTGTGTTTCCAATATGTATTAGGATGTATTCAAATCCTGGTACGTCGCGTACCCATAACATACCCTTATGCATATTAGGGAACTTGTCTGAGTATCTACTATGGTGACCACCTACGGTACGCAGGGTAATACGATATGTACCTGCTGGGATCCTGGTTTCACCCATAACCTTCTCGTCACGATGTTCGTCTTCTAATGTAAAGCAGAGGAACTCTCTACCTTCTTTGCTCTCTAGGTACAGTGCTCCAAGAGTGAAGTCGTCTTGGCTGTACATTCTTATTACACGTAGTTCCATAAGGGTAAAGATAGTATATTTGTAATATGAAATATAGAACAGGAGACCCCAAGAAAAAGAAGAAGGCCAAGGTGCGTGGTGTCGATGTAGACAAACTACCAGAGGGACGCATCAAGGAGTACGATACACCTTTCCCCTTCCGTAAACGCAAGAAGAAATGAAACTAAAGAAGACAAACAAGAGCGTTAAGGTAAAAGCACCAGAGGGATACCACTGGATGACAGAGGGTGGACGCCACTTTCTAATGAAGGGCGACTATAAGCCACACAAGGGAGCATCACCAGAGGCGCCATTCAGACTGGTAACCCACGATAAAGGGAAGAGCAGTCCTGCTATGGATGCTGCTCGGAAGGCGAAGAAAGGTTAAACGGTTCTTCACCCCTCATCTTTCTATATAGGCGGGCCACATTGAGCCTGCCTTTTTGTGTCAAGGCATACCGTACCCTGTAATTCATCTTGGTTTCATCTCTAAAGAAATGGTCTTCCATATTTTGGCTCGGTGTGAGTTTATCGAAGTGCTTGTATATCCATCCCTTCTTCATTAATGGATACACGTATCTATCCGCTAACTTCTTATGGCTTCTATTCATAGTCTCTGAAACATAGGATATCGTCCAAAACTCCAGGTCATAGATAAAGAAAAGTAAATCCACCTCAGCCTTTCCCAGATCCATGTTATCCTTCGCATCCCTGTAAAGGAAATGTAGGTTCTTCATACCGTTCTCCTGGATATACTTCTTGTCTATCTTCGAGAACTCTCTAAACTTCTTCTTTCGGCTTACAGTACTTTTGGGCATATCAGTATCTTTGTTAGGTAAAAGTAATACTATGGCATCACTTAGTGGAAATAAAATAAAGGATACGTTTGACAAGTTACTCAAACTTGAGTCAGCGCAACTCTCAGCATCAGAACAAGTAGTAGAAGACGGGGCTGGAAACAACAGTGCGCTCAAACTTTCTACCGACACACTCGAGACTACGGGTGAATTAAAGATATCTGGAACACCCTCTACCTCTACCAGCATTACCAAGGCGCTTATGCTTAGTACATCTGGAGTAGTAGTTACCCGTGACCTCAACACAAACCCAATTGGAACCGCATCTATTACAGCGAATACTCCTCTGTCAGCAACAGGGAGCACGGTTGAACTACAAGATGCAGGAAACTTAGGGCAGATTACATCTCCCGCTAATGCAGACAAATACTTAATCTGGGATGAAACTGCTAGTGCCTATAAATACATAGAGCAAGTAGACCTAGTGAACTCAGTCTCTACTCAAGTAGTTGGCCAGGGTCTTGAAACTTTATATGCAAGACCACAGAGTAGTAACGCTGTACCCACAGTCCTCAACGCTGTGCAGTTCGCAGAAATATTTGGAGACTCTAGTGCTACAGGATCAGTAACAGCAGCAACATCATCTGTAATTTTTGGTTCAGCCAATACTTACATGAGTATTCCAGAAACAGGTATTTCTGACCCTAGAGATAATATCTTAATCAACGAGAAGCAAGGATTCTTTCAGTTGACCGCATCTATAGAGGTTACCTCTACAGCAAACACAGATGTTACTTTCGATATCTATGACTATAGCGCTAGTTTAAAACTCGCAGAAACCTTCAGAACTGTAAAGAACGGTGAGACTTATCACTTGGAGTTCAACGTATTATGGTACAGCGACGGACTAGCAGGATACAAGATTCAACTCAGAGGGTTTGCAGGAAGCAGCGGGGTGGTATACAGCGCTGACAACTCACATCTTGAAGTAAGATTCCTGGGAACAAACACATCTTTCTAATGAACTATAAGCAGAGATACGAGGCATTCCAACTCATAAGGCTTAAACTAGGGGAGATAGAAGAGATAATGGAAGTATATGGAGGAAAGACGCAGTACCTGTCTATGTATTGCTTTGGAATCTTTGTACCAGAGTCAGATCAGGAAGAGGAGAAGTACGAGATGATGACAGGGATGCATATGGCTGCACCAGACGAATACGATTTAATGATAGAAACTGTAGACGAAGTTTTTGAAACACACATCAACGATGAAGAGGATGAGGGTGATTCAAGTAAAATAGACTACTGGCTAAATAAATAGAATGGAACTTATTAGAAAAATCATCATCGGGACTAACCCGAAAGATGCTATGGCTTATTATGTGGGCCAAAGAGCAGGCGATTCAGTTATTGATTCAATCATACAGGACGAAAGATGTTTTGTTAAATACGGAATAAGGCGTTACCTTGTGTACATCTACAACAAAGACGAGGGAACGATGCTTTGGAAGACCGTAGATAACATGCCTGTATTAATTGAACATGACTGCGAATTCTTATGATTGTAATTGACAACTTTATCAAAGACCCTTCCTTTATCAAACAACTAGAGGATAACAAAGACTACCTCTTTGGAGATAACGGATCTTATCACTGGTGGAACGGATGGTGGAACTCATCAGACGATACTATCAAAAAACAACTAATCTCGTATATCTGGAGAGACTATCCACTATACCCTTCAGTAAACCTAGACGGCTTTGAGTATTGGACAGGCCAGTTCGGGGAAGGCATGCCTAATGCAAGTCTTGGTATGCACCTGGATAAAGATGAGGCACTCTGGAAAAGCACTGGGGAGATATCATCTCCGATTGTAGGTACTGTATTCTACCCTGTAGAGATGGATATCGACGGAGGATACCTTGAAGTGTTTTCTAATGGCCCAGAGAAACAGCCGGAGCGCATACGTGCAAAACACAATAGGCTAATCATATTTGATGCAGGAGGAACACACCACAGAGTTACAGAGGTAACACGAGGTACCAGATCTGCTATTGCAATCAACCTTTGGGACAAGAAACCAACAGGAGAACTCAAGGAGGAATGAGATCCCTCTATCACTTTTTAGTACGTGTACCTAAAGTAACCAAGGACACCATGGAGGTCAACGGTGAAGAAATGTATCTCGACACCAAGTTTGACGAGTTCAAACACAGAACCATGGAAGGCGAGGTGGTTGCTCTACCAGCCAAGTTTGATACCAATGTTAAGGTAGGAGACACTATGTATTTCCATCACCACGTTGTGCTTGGTGGTAACCACATGATGATGAACGAGGAAACAGTTCAGTTAGAAGAAACTAAGAAGCGTGGTCAATTCATAGACCCAGACGACGACGTATACGTTGTACACTATGGAGGTAACTTAGATCCTATATCCTGTCAAGCCTACGCGTATAAATGCCAGGACACAGGAGAGATAGAGTTGATTAGTGACTGGATATTCATTACTCCAGAACCAGAGGAAGAGCAAGAGGAAACGATAAAGAGTGACATCATCGAACTCATACCCAAGGCTAACCCGCCAAAAGAAAAGAAAGGTTACATCAGATGGTCTTCACCTAAGTTGAAGGAACTAGAATTAAACCCTGGAGACAAGGTGCTGATCAGGAAGAACTCGTCCTATGAGATGGAGGTGAATGGAGAGAAGTTATGGAGAACCTATTTACAATCAATTCATGGCAAGATCAAAGAAGTATAACAACATAGATACCGCTGTAAACCTAATGCAGGCGATGCAGATTGCAATAGAGAATATGATACAGGAAATACAAAAGCCTGTAGACCAGGAACTTAGTGGCTCCCAAAGAAAAGCCGAGTTGCAATCTATAAAACAAACAGCGGTAGATGCTAAAGAACTTATTGTTGAAAGAGAAAGACTCGAACAACTTATCAGAGGTCTTAAGAAAGACGGAGAAATTAAAGAGGAAAGAGATTACTCGGGAGGATTCGCAGAGCAATACTCAAAGTAATCAAGTCTTCATATACTGGGATTACTAAATGGCAGGACTCGTAGAGATAGAAGGTGATACCGTAGTCAACATATGTCCTGACAAAACCCAGGGAAAAGTCAGGCTATGCTTTGACTTACCCATACAGTTACCAAAGCGGCCTCGCAAAAAGGACATACTATTTCACGACAAGCCAAAGGAAGAACAGCACTGGCAACGCACACCATTACCAGACGAACTCAAAAGAGTAAAGTCTATGGAAGAGTGGATGTCTATGCCGGAGTCGTTTAGAAACAAACACACCCCCTACATTAGTGAAGAATACAAGAGACGCAGAAATGGAGTATGGTTTTACAACAACGGGGTACCTACCTATATTACCGGAAACCACTACTTTTTCTTACAGTGGTGTAAGATTGATATCGGATACCCATCCTACCTTGATTTTCAAAGAGAACTATTCGTACACCTTGACGCTTGCGTAGCAGACCCGAGATGTGTTGGACAGGTATATGTAAAGTGTCGTAGATCTGGATACACAAACATGTCGGCATCAGTGCTTGTAAACGAAGGAACACAGGTTAAAGAGAAACTACTGGGCATCATGTCTAAGACAGGTACCGATGCACAGGAAAATATATTCATGAAGAAGGTGGTGCCTATATATAAGTCATTGCCTTTTTTCTTTAAACCTATTCAAGATGGTACTACCAATCCCAGAATGGAACTCGCCTTTCGTGAGCCATCAAAAAGAATTACCAAAAAGAACAAAACCTCATCAAGAGGTGAGGCTCTTAATACAATTATTAACTGGAAGAACACAACCAACAATGCCTATGATGGTGAGAAACTACACATCTTGTATTTGGATGAGGCTGGTAAGTGGGAAAAAGGTAATGATATACGAGAAGCATGGCGAATACAAAGAACTTGTTTGCTTGTAGGTAGAAAGATTGTAGGTAAAGCATTGGTAGGAAGCACTGTTAATCCCCTAGACAGAGGAGGTCGGCAGTATAGAGAACTGTACTACGCAAGTAATGTAAATGACAGAAATGAAAACGGTAGAACAAAGAGTGGTTTGTATGGGTGTTTTATACCAGCATACGATGCCTTGGAAGGTTTCTTCGACAAACATGGCATGCCAGTCGTTGAGGATTTAGAAAAAAATATTATAGGACTAGAGGGTGAGTATATAAGCCTAGGTTCAAAGACTTACTTAAAGAATGAAAGAAAAGGTTTATCTGGAGACTCTTACGAACTAAACGAGGTTATACGCCAGTTCCCTTTTACAGAAGCCGAAGCGTTTAGAGATAGTGCAAAGGCATCTCTGTTTAACGTACAAAAGATATACGAACAGGTAGAGTACAACGAGGATTTGTTCCCGAACCCTGTGGTTGTAGGAAACTTTGTTTGGGCGCTAGGGCAGAAGGATACAGAGGTAGTGTTTAGTCCTGATCCTAACGGAAGATGGAGGGTAGCATGGATGCCACCTGTAGAGTTAAGGAATAAAAAGAAACCAGAGAACGCCTGGTTAGGATGTGCTGGAGTAGATAGTTATGATATAGATGCAACAGTGGATGGGAGAGGATCTAAAGGTGCTTGTCATTTCTTTAACAAATTCAACCTTGAGTACCCATCGAATATGTTTGTAGCAGAGTACGCTTCAAGACCACCATTAGCAAAGATTTTTTATGAAGACATATTAATGGCATCCAAGTTTTATGGGTACCCTGTTTTGATTGAGAATAACAAATACGGAATCGCAAGACACTTTGAATCAAGAGGTTATGACCACTTCTTGCTAGACAGACCGGCTCACCTTACATCGAATTACGGCAGCAAAACAAAAACTAAAGGTATACCATCCAACTCACAAGACGTCATACAAGCGCACGCACAGGCTATAGAATCTTTTATACACGCGAACGTCGGTCTAAACGAGCAGACACTAGAGTACGGAAAGATGTACTTCGAGAGAACCCTAGAGGACTGGGTAAACTTTAAGATAGACGATCGTACAAAATATGACCTTTCTATATCAAGCGGACTAGCCCTTCTTGCGGCTCAAGGTCATAGGCCCGAAAAGCCAAAATCAGATTTCAATAGTAAGCAGTTCTTCCGTAAAGGTCAGATAATTATACGAAAATAATAAGAGGTATATTTGCAACAGTAGCAATCTAAAGTATGGACAACGAATACACAAATGGACAATCCTCATTTCCAGATCCTTTATCTGGTGTTGAGGAGAAGATGTCTAAGCAATATGGTCTGCAATATGCAAAGGCTATGTTTGCGCAATGGATTGGAAGTGACTATCAAAACTCATTGTATGGAAGACGCAACAGCGAAATGGAACGCTGTAGAGATTATGCGCAAGGAACACAAGACACATCTATCTATCGTCAGATATTAAACTCTCTCGACAACAACAATGGTGATGGAACATTGATGACGCTAGACTATACGCCAGTTCCTATTATACCTAAGTTTGTTAAGATTGTTGTAAACAAAATTCTTTCAAAAGAACCATACCCTCAGATTGAGGCCATTGACCCCCTTTCAAGAACAGAGAAGGATAAGAAGAAAAACGCTACCGTCTTGCGTATCGAGAATCGAGATATGATTGAGGAAGCGAAGTCACTAGGCCTGCGTGTTAAACAAGACCCTGGACAACTACCAGACACACCAGAAGAAACTGAGATATTCTTAGACACAAACATTAAGACGGACGCAGAAATCTCTGCTCAGATTGCTACTGAGATGACATTGAAGTGGAATGACTTTAATCAATCTATATACCGTCGCTGTGTTGAAGACCTAGCAACTCTTGGTATGGGTGTTGCTAAAAGAAGCAATGACCCCAACTATGGAATCAACGAGGAGTATGTTGACCCAAAGAAATTTATACACAACTATACAGACGACCCAACATTCTCTGACCTAACCTATGCTGGTCATTTTAAGTACATAACAATCATGGACTTAAAGCGCATTGCTGGTAACCAGTTTACAGAGCAAGAGTATGAGGAGATTGCTAAGACTGTAATGAACAAGTATGGGAACAACCCTACTCAGTTCTCTACAACAGGATCTGGTTACGACAGACCCGGTACAAGATATCGCCAAGGATATGATGAGTACAAGATAGAGGTAATGGACTTTGAGTTTATGTCTGTTGATGATATCATATACGAGAAGAAAGAGTCGGCATACGGAAACATAGGTTTCTATTTTAAAGGAAACGAATATAACGCACCTCAGCAATCTGTATACAACAGAGAAGCAATATACATGAAGAACGCTACGGTATATGGCGGTACTTACATTGTGGGTACAGAGAAGTTGTATAACTACGGGCCAAAGAAAAATATACCTAAGAACGTACATGATATTTCACGTGCTCGTTTATCATATAGTATTGTAGCAACTAACATCCGTGGGATGATACCTAAGTCAATGGTATCCTCTGTTATAGGGTTTGCTGACATGCTCCAGATTACACACTTGAAACTTCAGCAATCTATTGCTAAAGCAAAACCAGATGGACTCATCATTGATATTGAAGGGTTAGAGAACGTACAACTAGGACGCGGTGGTGAACTACAGCCATTAGAGATTCAAGACATCTACGAACAAACTGGTGTGTTCTATTACCGTAGCAAGAATCCAGAGGGAGGTTTTCAAAACCCACCCGTCAGAGAGATAGGTAATAATATTAGAAACATACAAGAACTTGTTTCTCTTTACAATCACTACCTACGAATGATAAGAGATGCCACTGGTATCAATGAGGTTATGGATGGAACCACTCCGAAAGGAGAAGCCTTAGTAGGTGTAAACCAAATGGCAGTGCAGGCTGGAAATAACGCTATATACGACATCACTAATGCCGCGATGGTTCTTTACCAAAAGGTGTGTGACGATATTGTTCGCTGTCTACAGGTAATACCACCAGATAGTATATTGTATAAAGTATATACAAATGCCGTGGGAGAAACCAATATGGCTGTGCTTAGTTCTTTTGATAACCTATCTATGTACAACTTCGGCGTGGTGGTTGTTACTGAGATGAACGAAATGGACAAGCAATACCTAGAACAAAACATACAGATTGCTCTTGGACAAAAAGAAATTGACCTTGAAGATGCGATTGCCATTCGTCAGATTAAAGACGTGGAACAAGCAGAGAGACTCTTGGTGGTTCGCAGAAAGAAAAGAATCAAACAACAACAAGAGATGATGGCGCAGCAGGCTCAGATTCAGTCTCAATCAAATCAGCAAGCCTCACAGGTAGCCGCTCAAATGGAGATGCAGAAAAAGCAACTCGAAGCCCAAATCGAAGCACAGCGGATTCAATTAGAGACGGAAGCCAAAGCGCAACTCATACAACTAGAGTATCAGTTCAAAATTCAAATCGAACAACTTAAAGGAGAGTATGGCGTAGTTGAGCAACAAGTGGAAAGCGGAGTTCGTATGCAGGCTGATGCTGAATCAGAAAATCGTAAAGATCAGAGAATAGATAAACAAGCGTTGGCTCAAAGTAAACTGATTGCTCAACGCCAAGGCGAACGCCCACCTCTTAGTGAGGATATAGTAACCAACCTAACAATATCATAAGATGTCTTGCTCCTGCTCAACAAGCCAATGTTCCTGTGGAGACCCCACAAACGTAAATTTGAATAACGCTGCACAAGTAAATATATGTGCCCGTCGCGGTGATACTTTTCAATTAGACGCCCAAGTAAAGGACTCTGATGGAACGGCATTAGACCTAACACTGTACACGTATAAAATGGAAGTCAGAGAGTATGATGACGGCCCATTAATTATACCTAGTACAGACATAACAATTAGCGGCACCAATGTTGGTGCTTTAACTATTTCTATTTCCGCTACAGATATGCAGGTAGAGCCCGGTACTTATGTGTACGGCCTGCAGGCTACACTGATTTCAGACTCTAGTGTAGACACATGGTTCTATGGAACCTTTGATGTAGTGCAGGATATAGTGCAATAACAAAACAAAACCAATGGCCTGTAAAATAGATGTCACTGTAGAAAACGGATCTGGACTTGTCTTTGACTTGACGATACCTCCTTGTACAACTATCCTTGTTACAAAGGGAGATGTCAAGCAACTTCCTGGTGCGAAGGGCGCTAAGGGTGACAAAGGTGACAAAGGTCAGAAAGGTGCTCAAGGTGAAAAAGGATCTGAGGGCGCTAAGGGTGTTGAAGGTGATAAGGGCGCTGAAGGTGCGAAGGGACAAAAGGGCGCTCAAGGAGAAAAGGGTGAAGAGGGTTCTAAAGGAGAAGAGGGTTCTAAAGGAGAAGAAGGAGCCAAAGGCCAGAAGGGTATAGATGGAGCCAAAGGCGAACAAGGAGAGAAGGGTCAAAAAGGTCTCGACGGAAATGGTGATAAAGGTGCCCAAGGAGATAAGGGTGCACAGGGAGATAAGGGTCAAAAGGGACAGACTGGTGACAAAGGTGAACAAGGAGAAAAGGGTGGCCAAGGTGACAAAGGTCAGAAAGGTATTGACGGCGACAAAGGTGAACAAGGAGACAAAGGCCAGAAAGGTATAGACGGAGACAAGGGTCAAAAGGGACAGACTGGTGACAAAGGTGAACAAGGGGATAAAGGTGAACAAGGAGATAAAGGTGAACAAGGAGACAAGGGTGAACAAGGAGATAAAGGTGAACAAGGAGATAAGGGTGAACAAGGAGACAAGGGTGAACAAGGCGATAAAGGCCAGAAGGGTGAACAAGGCGATAAAGGCCAGAAGGGTGAACAAGGAGACAAGGGTCAAAAAGGTCTTGATGGAAATGGAGACAAAGGTCAGAAAGGCGAGCAAGGAGACAAAGGTCAGAAAGGCGAGCAAGGAGACAAAGGAGAACAAGGTGACAAGGGTCAGAAAGGCGAGCAAGGAGACAAAGGAGAACAAGGTGACAAGGGTCAG